ATCCGAAACGCTGCCCGTTAAAACGGGCTACAAGGAATGGGGTTGTGATACTGATATGATAGACATAAGCGAAACAGAAAACATTGAGCTACTTTACGCAATGGAGGACATGGACTTCGACGAGGTGAGAGAGGTAAAAGGAGGCGGTATTTATGACTATTGGAATTGGGGTGGTATCCAAGAAAAACTTGGAAGGGAGTCGACATGAAAACCATAACACTTAACCAAGCCAAGCGATTGGCAGAGCTGGGGGTTGAGAGAAAAATAAATCACGGTTACTACTGGAGATTATCGGACGACAAATTAGCGTGGGTATGTGTGCTTGTGATATATAGCGAGGTCAAACATGGGATTCCCGCTTACTCCGCCGAGGAGCTTATCAAACTACTGCGAGCCAAAGAACACATACAAATTGAAATTTATTCGCATGGCGACGGCTTTATGTTCTACCAAGAAGGCAAGGAGGATATTTACGGCGCAACCCTTACCGAAGCCCTATGCAATAAACTAATTTACGATTTGGAGAATGGGATTGTGACGGCGGAGGAGGTGAACGGATGAAGACTCTTAGAAAGGATATGCCAGACCGTATTAAAATATATAAATATTGGAGTGATTTTTTAGTGACTCAATATTTGAAATATTGGTTAATGCCTAACAATAAAACATATTTAGAATATGGCGTTCATAGTGAAAACATTTGTTTTGCCTGCGGCGGAATAGATTATTTTATTCACAGGGCGCATATAGTACCAATTTGTAAAGGTGGTAGTAATGAAGTAACGAATTTACATTTACTTTGTAGAGAATGCCATTTGGAAAGCGAGATATACGATACAGAGCAAACTTACTATAAATGGTTTGCTACGAAAGATATATCTAATAGTGGCTCTATGTTGAAGATGAGAAATAGATTAAAGGTGCAGAATGAAGATTTTTAATAAATTATTTGGATTGTATTATATTATTATATATTTTCGCCGCGTGGTTCTGAAAACTCCACGCATTCCTTCTCCGAGGGCGGGGTAACAGCCGCCTTTTTATCCACGTAACAAGCGATAACGATGCACGATTCAGTTACTTTACAGCCGCCACACGGCTCTTTTCACGTCTCCGACTTTATTGCGATAACCTTGTCTTTTCTTCCTACATTATTTACGATATTAAATGAGAATAGCGGTGTATTTGTTTCTTTGGCTGCTATATTTGGTTCTTCATTTACTGCGTATCGTTTCCTCACTGTTTATTTTGACCGCCGCAAAACTCATAAAAAAGAGCAAGAATTAAAAAAAATCATGGACAAGCACTTACGAAACAACAATGACTAAAAGAAAAAAACAACATATATTGTCTGTAATCAAAGGTTTTGCAGTTGGTATTGTAGTTGAATTATTGCCGTTTGTTATTACTTACCTCACCTCAAATTCAGGCGGTGAATTTACGGCAAAAGGATTCTACACGGCTCTTGCGGCTGGCTTTTGTACGTGGTTATTCTCATTTTTAAGAACTAAAAATGAAGGCAAAAATGAGCAGAATAATTGAAATAGCATTAAAAGAAATTGGCACTATTGAAGAACCTGCAAATACCAATAAAACCAAATACGGTAAATGGTTTGGATTTGACGGTGTGGCATGGTGTGCGATGTTCGTATCGTGGTGCTATGCAATGGCAGATGAACCGTTGCCAAATATTGGTTTTAAAAAAGGTTTTGCAGGGTGCCAAACTGGGTACGCTTATTTTAAAAAAATGGGCTGGATTACTGACAAGCCCGTAGCGGGTGACATTGTGCTATTTGATTGGAATGGTGACGGGCGTTTTGACCATACTGGAATATTTGTCGAATGGGTTACCAATATTTCATTTAATTCGATAGAAGGTAATACAGCCGTCGGTAATGATTCGAATGGCGGTAAAGTCATGCTGAGAGAGCGTAATAAATCCAAAGCCATATTTGTACACGTACCAAAATGACAGTATTAAACGGCAATAGCGCGGTAGGAACAATCAAACTAACTAAGGGTGCAACTTATACGCTTCCCATCGTGCGTACATCCGGCACGGGTATACCTAATTTTACGACTCTTACGTGGACTTTTAATATTTACACTCAATCGGATGGGGAGCTATTCAGCGACGACGCCACGGTGATCGCGTCCGATGCCGATAATCTTTTAATCACTATTCCTGCGTCGGTGACTTCTACAATGGAGTGGAGCGGCGTAAAATACGGATTTACGCTCAAAGGTGTGACGGGTTCTACGGCATATATACCGTTAAAGGGCGGTGTAATAGTTGAAAGGGCGGACGGGTGAAATGGACAATATATATTTACAACCGTCTGAGGTTATAATAGAGCCAAAGCCTTTACAAGTTGAATTAACCGCCGAGAATGCAAGTATTGATGTAACGGTAGAGCCAAATGAGATTGCGCTCACCACAGAGCCGCTAACGACTGAAATAACGGCAAATGTGCAGACCGTAGAATTGACCGCCTTAGTTGGTGCAAATATCACGAATAACTATGGTAGCGATACTGTAGGAGTAACGGCGGCTGTAAATCTTGGTGGGCATAGGATTGTGACGGTAGAGGGTTATTATGCGAGCAAAGACGTACCGGCGGACAAATTCAAGGTATTAGGCATGACAACGGGAGCGGTAAGCGTTGGAGCAGAGGCAACGGTGCAAGTTTCGGGTTTTATCGAAGAAAGCAGTTGGAATTGGACGGTAGGCAATCCTGTGTATTTAAGCACCAACGGACAAATCACGCAGACAGTACCTACAAGCGGTTACCGCCTAATAATAGGCAAGCCCAAAACGGATAAAATACTATTTATTGATATTTCAGAACCAATAACGAAAATATAACATGGCAGTTAAAAAGTATTTAGCGGACATAAGCGGCGTTACTACAGAGGAAGCCGCGGTCGATACCACAGCCGGCGCGGGTGATGCTGGTAAGATTGTAGCATTAAACACAAGCGGCGTTTTAGGGACAGATGTTTTGAATGCCGTGAACTCTTCAGCGGGTGCGGGCGATGCAGGAAAAACCGTTATTTTAGATAGTGGCGGGCGTATCGATTCAACCATGATGCCGACGGGTGTGGGCGCAGACTCAAAACAGATTACAGCAAGTGAGGCATTAAGCGCGGGCGATTTGGTCAATATTCACATTTCAAGTGGTATTAAGGTACGCAAAGCCGATGCTACAACAAGCGGTAAAAGTGCAAACGGTTTTGTAACATCGAGCGTGTCGAACGGCGCAACGGCAACTGTTTATTTTGACGGCGCAAACACAGGCGTGTCGGGTTTGACAGCTGGGACAAAATACTATCTTTCCACGACTGCAGGCGGTGTGACTTCAACAGCTCCTTCAAGTTCGGGTAACGTGCGTCAATACGTCGGTATGGCAACTGCAAGCGGTGAACTAAATTTCCAAGAAGGCGAAGTTATAGTAAAAGCGTAATGCAATGGCTGACAAAAAACCATTATACGATAATGCAGGCAGTACAACGGAATTTGGCGCAACTGATACCGTCGGAGTTACCAACGGTGGCACAGGCGCGACAACCAAAGGTGCAGCACTAAACGCATTACTACCGTCGCAGACAGGCAATTCAGGTGAATTTCTTACGACCAACGGGACGGATGCAAGTTGGAGCGCAATTTCTTTACCGAGTAGTTTTGTAGGTAAAACAATAGCACTTTACAAAACAGGCAATCAAAGTGTAACAAGCTCTACCACGTTAGTAGATTGTAGTGATTTGAGCTTTTCAATAGCAGCGAATGAAGTATGGATAGGTACGTTATTGCCGATAGTAACGGCGGGTGCAAGTGGTGGTATGAAATGGGCATTTACAGCCCCGTCAGGATGTACTGTAACGGTAAGGGCGCAAGGTGGTAATTCGTTCGCCACTTCGATAATTGACGGTGACGGGTTAACAGGTAGCGGCGCAACATCGGCGCACAGTACTTCATCACGTTACGAACTTATGGTAATTATTACCAGTAGTTCAACGGCTGGAACGGTGCAATTCCAATTCGCTCAAAACGCAAGTAATGGCACGGCAACAACGGTAAGTAAAAATAGCAGCTTTATAGTATCGAGAGCATCATGACAATAACAAAATACACCGAAACAGACGATTTCCACAACTTTGAGTTTAGTAGTGGCGCAACGTGTAGCGTAGGTAAGCAATCCGAAAGCAATCCAAACGGCGCGGCGAATTATGATGAGGCATATGCGATTTTACTTATGAATATTCCTGATTTGGAACTATGACACTCACCGAAACAAATATATATTGGATATTCACAGCGCAAGGGAGGGAGTATCACTATCCGAAAGCGGTGTGGAGTAAGAACGATGCTGAAAAACACTTAGCAGACTATTTTGAGCAAGTTGCAAATTTCGATAAAACCAAAAAAAAGAGATGAAGTTACCTGTAATAACATTCATAATCGGTGTAGTCGCGGCTGTGTTGTTTATGCGTAGTTGTAACGAACAACCAAAGCCCGAAATTCGCACGGAAATACGTGTCGATACGGTTTTTGAGAATATATATATACCCGTAGTTAAGGGTGAGGCAAAATCAGTGCTAAAATACACGTACGGTGGTATGGTTCATGATACGATTTTAGAGCGAATATATATTACAACGGGGCGCGGTGATACGGTTAAAGAATTTACAGCTACATTAGATACGATTCAAAATAAAGATACTTTACATCTTGAATATTCTTACCCCTCTTCGATATTTAAATACAGTTTGAGTAGGCAACCTATTGAGATTAAGTACGTAAATACGACGGTAACAAATACGGTCACTTTGCCTGAAAAACGATTCACATACGGATTACAGGCTGGCTATGGTTACTTAGTGAGTTTTAGAACGGGTCAAAGTGCTATGGGTGCTTATTTTGGTTTTGGGGTAGGGTATAAGTTATAGTAAAAAACAATAGAGAAACTACGTAATGCCATTCAAAAAAGGTGACAGAGCGAATCCAAACGGCAGACCTAAAGGCGTACAAAATAAGAGCGTTACAGAATTAAGGGCTGTATTACAAGCGGCTTTCCAAGGCGAAATTATAAATATTCCTCGGATGCTTGCCGAGCTGGATGCCGAAAAACGGCTCGAAATATTGGCTAAATTTATAGGGTATATTTTACCAAAACCAATAGAATTACCAGCCGATTCAGGTAAGCCCGAAAGCGTACAGCCGCCAAATGTGACATTCACCGAAAAGGATATGAGTAATAATAAGGAGATACAGAATGAACGTTAGTTTAAGATTACAGGGGTTAGATAAGCTATTGATAGCATATAACCACTTGAATATAAATAGAGTTTACACGCCAGACAAGGAGCGGAAAAACACTAAAGACAGTATAAACTACGCAGGGCGTGAACGGCGAGTGCACGGTAGTAATACGACCGAAACTTTCATAGGTGACAAGTGTGTAGAGCGCAGTTACTTTACTATTGTTTTCCCGTAATGGTAGAGATGGAATTGAACCCGAAGCAATTTCGGGCGGTGAGGAGTGAACACGATGAAACGTTTTATATTGCGGGTATAGGTTCGGGAAAATCTTTTGTTGGTGGTGCATTTTGCTACAATGAAGCAAGGTTGCCTCGTAGTTTAGGACTAATTACCGCTCCAACAAGTGACACACTAAACAACTCGACTTTGCCACAGCTAAAGGACGTTTGGGCAAGGTTAGGACTGATAGAAGGTACTCATTATATAATCGGTTCGATGCCGCCTAAAGAGTGGAATGTGCCAAAGTACACGAACAAAAACCATAGGATATTGACGTGGCGATGGGGGGCTTATTCTATACTTGACGGCTCGGAAAATTATAACAAACATCGCGGTTTGGAACTCGATTGGTTGTTTGCCGATGAAATGAGAGATTTGCGCGATGGTAGCTGGGAAATGTATCGCGGTCGTATGAGGGGCAAGGCAAAGAAGGCGTTAGGGTTGCAATATAAAATGTTAGGTTGTACGACGCCGCCTGACAACCCTAAGAAAATTCAGAAGCTAATGAACTCCCGAGTGAATGTGATTTACGGGACTTCATACGATAACCATGCTAACTTGCCCGCTGGTTATATTGAAGGGTTAAAAGAGCGATACGATGAGCTGACATTCAAGCGGGAGGTTTTAGGGGAATTAGTCAATAGTAGCGGGTTAATTGCTTACTATGCTTTCAAACGGTCGCAGAACGTGGTAAGAATGGATTTTCAGACGGGTGCAAGAACCGTAATGTGCTGGGACTTTAATGCGAGCGCGAACAAGCCAATGAGCACGGGGCTTTTACAGGAAATTGGCGGCAATTGGTACTTGACCAAAGAATTTATCTACAAGAATAGCAATACAGATGAGCAATGTCGTAAAATATCAGAGTTTTTTGACGCCGTTGGTTTTAACGGTACTCTCGAAGTTACGGGAGACAGCGCGGGACATAGGCGCGAATCCAATGCAACGCGTTCTGATTATGCTATTATCGAGCAGTATTTTCGTAATTTTTCCGACTATTTACTTAGGACGCGCCCAACGAAAGCCGTTAGGGACAGAGTTGCCGCTACAAACGCTCAATTTCGAAATATGGCTGGTCAAACACGATTATTTATTGACGAACGCTGTACTAAGTTTATAGAAGACCTTGAAGAAACGCGTTGGAAAGAAAACGGGATTGAACTTGACGACAAAGACCCAGAAAGAACACACCCGAGCGACGCGCTAAGTTATTTCCCGTATAATTATTATCCAATAGGATTGAATGAGCCGAGAATATCATGAGTATAATTAAACCATACAAAGCAACTGATTACGTGAATGCGTTTCGTAACGTGTTTACGGCAATTTGGGGAAATACGAAATTTAGCAACGAAGTCGAAAATTTATCTTATTTTCGCGCGGCAACGTGTTTCCTTGGCACTGAGGAAGATGATATTTCGGACCGCAGACGGTTGGTGTATGAATATTTAAGCAATGACTTCTCGACGGAACTTAGCACGGATACCATAGTCGATTTATATAATATTTTGCCCGTCGAGCAATCGCTCACCCGTATTCTGCGGAATTTGTGTACGCTGTACAAGCAATCACCTGTAAGGGAGTTTTCGAGTGATAAATCGACAGAATGGTACGAAAATGCAGAGGTGGACGCGGCGTTGCGGCAAGCTCACGTAATTGCAAAGTTATGTAACATGGCAGTAGTGATGCCTGTGGTAAGAGATGGGAATATTGAAATTGATGTTTTGCCGCCTGACTTATTTAGAGTAGCAACCGCTCCAAAAGATTTTAAGAAAGTGACGGAATTATGGGTTCCGTTTAGTGAGATAAACGAACGGGGTGATGAAGTACGCAAGTTCAAAGTGTGGACTGATACAGAGTATATTGTGTGCGATGCTGACGGCAATCCAATCACACGAGAGCCGAATATTTACGGGCGTATACCAGCTTTGTTTTTGCAGTTTAATAAGTCCAGAACGGATTTTTACGGTGGGGTAATGTGGGAGTTATTACTTGCCACACTTGACGATAATAAACTTAAATTCCTTGCCGATAATGATGTAGTTTATTCGGCTTTTTCAGTTTGGATCGCTACGAACTTTGGCAAGTACAACGTTAAAATAGCACCAAACCGACTTATAAAAGTCGACGGCGCGATAAACCCAGACGCGGGGCAGTTAGCACCGCCAACGTTGGAAAACATAAGCGGCAACGCTTCATTCCTAAATATAGAAGAGCTGAGAGATATTCGCTATAAAAGAGCGTTACGAAAAGAAGGGTTGCCCGAGTCACTTATAAGCTCAAATCCAAACTTAGCGGCAAGTGGTGTGGCGATGGAAATGGATAGGGCGGAGCTTGTGGAGTTGCGACTTTCGGACGAGCTTATAATGAGACGTTTTGAGCGCGAATTTTACAAGCTGTTTTGCTTGGTTGCCAACGCGAATTTAGGTGCAGGATTACCAACGGATGGGGTTCTTTCAGTTAACTATGTAGACTTGCCAAAGCCGCATGATGAGACTAAGGCAGGTGAGGAAAATGAGAAAAATTTCAGGGCTGGCTATATAGGGGCAAAGGCGTTTTTGCAGACCATAATTGACGCTGATAATATTAAAGACGATAAAGAAGCGATACAGTATATAAATAGTAATTTGGAACTATTGAACACGCTCGGTGTACTACACAACGAGCCACAAGGGGTAACAAATGACGGACAAGCTAACCAAATTCAGAAATCGAGTACGAGCGGCGTTGTACTTACTTAGTCCTGATAGTGACAAGTTTCGGCAAATAGCTGAGATACTCGGCATAAAAGAATAAAAGCCAAAGCATAGAATCTAATTCACAGCACAGGCGCAATTCCTTACAAGTGTAAGTAGTTGCGCCTTTTTTATTTTTAAGGAAAACACAATGGAAAACGTTGCAAGTGCGACAGAAACGCCAAGTGGCGAAACAACACAGCAAAACGGTAATGTTACCGAATTGCAAAAACAGTTAGAGCAAGCAATCGCCGAAAGAAAAAAGGCAAATGAGGAAGCGGCGGCGTACCGATTAAAAGAAAAGGAACGTCAAGAAAAGGAAGCCGCGGAGCAAGGGAAATTTCAGGAGTTGATGGCTGTTCGCGAAAAAGAGCGCGATGAACTCGCGGCAAAATACGCGGCTTTGGAAGCGCAGGCGAATGAGAAAGCCGCCAAACTTGCGGCAATCGAAACAGCACGCAAAAACGAGCTAATCGCTAAGATACCTGAAAACCTACGAAATGACTTTGCAAACTTCGATTTGCCTGCCTTGGAGGCGGCTGTAAAGCTCGTGGTGGTGACACCAAATTCACAAGGGAGCGAACGCGGCAATGGCTCAGTAGTGGCACAACAAAATCACGTGCCACAAGTTCCTTTTGCTGGAAATAACGCCCCCGTAATTGACAAATTATTATCAATATTAGGATAAAAACAATGGCAAATAATTCTTATGATTTAAACAACCCTAAACGTGACGTGCAAGAAGCGTTTGATCTGCTTGTAAAATCGCGTCCAACGTTTCTTTCGTTGCTACGTCGCGGCGCAAATGCCACGGCAACCAAAGTTGAATGGATGGAAGACTCCATGTCTCCGCTTTCAACAACGATTTCAAGTTTTGACTCAAACAACGGCAGCGGTACAGGTATAAACGTCGCTTCGACTTCGGGAATGGTAGCAGGGCAGTTACTCCGCTTCGAAAGTTCAACAGGTGCAGACCACGGTGAGATTGTCCGTATTGTATCTGTGGACAGTTCTACCGACCTCACGGTTGAGCGCGGTGTTGGTGCTACAAGTACCACAGCCCTTACATGTTCACACGTTGTATACCGCGTGTCTACCCCTAAAAACGAGGGTACAAGTGCAAGCGCGGGCGCAAGCCGCGAAGGTACAATGAACTACAATTACACACAGATTTTCGACCGTACGGCAAAACTTTCAAAGACAAATTTGAGCGCGGGTCAATACGGCGGTGCAAACACGATGGCGTATCAAATCGCACGCGAAATGATGGACATAAATTATGAGATTAACGGCGCGCTTATCTATGGCGAACGTGAACAACGCACAAGCGCCGTGGAGGGTGCGATGGGTGGTATTCTGAGCTACTTAACAGGTGGCAACGTAGATACTACTGGAAGCGCGGTGAGTGCGACTATTCTCAATAACATGTTTAAGCTGATTTTCGATGACGGCGCGGGAATGGGTGACTATGTTATCCTTTGCAACGCGAACCAAGCGCGAAAATTATCGGCATTCAATACGGCTGGCACAAATCCAATTTTGAGCGTGCCACAAGGTAGCACAACAACAGGTGGGTATATATCTACTTTCGTTGGTGACTTACCCTCAATGAATGGCTTCACCGCCAAAATCGTAGTTGACCCGATTTTCCCCAAAGATAAAATCGCGTTACTTGACTTGAATCACATCGAACTTGCCTATTTGCGTCCGTTTACCACAACGGTTGCGAACTTGCCGTCCGATGACTTCGAGGCGCAACGTATCTTAGGTGAGCTTTCTGTACGTATCAAAAACGGACAAAAAGCACACGCACTCGCAACGGGATTAACGGTGTAATTATGAAGCGCGGTTATGGTATATTAACAGCCGAGGCATTAGGCATACACCCTTCGACCGTTTCGCGCAACAAAGACCGCGCGGACGTGGTGGAGAAAGCAACGATTTTGCAATCACTAAACGAGCTTAACAAAAATGACATACAGCCAAATCACAGCAACAGCCGCAATGATGCGCAACGGTAACGATGATATCCTTACCGAGGAAAAATATACCGATACGGCGTTAGTCGCACTCGGTAAAACCGCCGCGCTCGCTGAAATGAAGCTGGATTTGCAGGAGGCGTTACAACTTGACTACGACGATACGACCACACTTGATGACGTTGCGGACAAATACTCCCTAAAGTTAGGTAGAGCGTTAGCTTATAAACAGTTAGCGTTGTTCTACCAAAGAAATGACACGGGCGCGGGAACGAAAAACCGCGCTCGATGGGAAATGTACCAACGTTTGTATAACAACGAAAAAGCAGGGTTCGGGGCTTTGTCAGCGGACGCTTACTCGCAGAATGTTACAAGCATACCGTTTAAGAGGTGACCAATGGCATACAGCGTACAAGAAGAGCTGGTCGCAAAATTCAAAGTTGCCTTGGAGTCAAAGGTATTCGGGTACGACCTTGTAAATAAGGGTGTGATTGCCATGGCAAAGAAGACCATTTCAATCATTCAATTACGCACGGCAAAGGGACTCGACATAAACGGCAAACCGTTCGCAAAACACGTACCCGTTTGGGAAAAACGCAAACGTGCGTTGCTTACGGGTAAGACCGCAACGGGACGCAAGACGCGCAAAATCGCGGGCGGGCTGTTTTGGAGGGCAACTAAATATCCTGACTATCTGAGGTTAACGGGGCAATTATTTGACGATATGGCATACGAAGTCAAACCTTCTACAAAGTTTGTGAGCCGTGACTTAAGTTTAAAATGGCGTATCTACATAAAAGACCGCTCGGCTGGTAAAGCTGAGGGTGTTGGCAAGAAACGCCCGTTCTTTGGTATTAAGTTAGCCAAAGAAAAGAACGCTATTATTAACGAGTTCAAACGTGCAACACGCTTAAAAGGAACGGGGGGCATAGTATGACAGTTGAAGAATATTTGCGTACGACGGTAGAAGCCGTAATGCCTGCTTTCAAGGGTAATATTCACGATGCAAACGGTATGAGTTTTGGCGAGTTTTTGAACGAAAAATCAGCAGAAACGCCGTCGGTATTCATAAGCTATGAAGGATTTACGGACGTAGAGTATCGGAGCGACGGCATGAGTGACGTTGATACTGAGAATTACAGTTTGTATATCCGTTGCAATGACTCCGTTAAGCAATATGTGAAGTTACTACGTGACAGAATCAAAGAAGACGGGTCGGAATTTACCGACGATAACGGCGTGGATAGGTACATACAAATAATAGGCGGGCAACCGTTCCGCGATAACGGCGCGGATGCTTTTGAAATAACTATACAAATTAAATAATGGACAGAACTGAGCGGCTAAGACAGTATTTAGACATAATCGAGAAGAAACAACCACAAGCGGACAAGCCGTTTATTTCCATTGTGACAATATACGACAGTGCGAATGAAGTACAATATTTGTCCGATTTTATTCGGGCTTTGCCCAAAGTCAAAGAGGGCGTTTTTGAGCTTATTTTGTGCAAGTGCGTACCTGCTACGGGTCACAAGCCAAAAGCTAAAGCACCGGAGATTATTAACGGAATTACTGTCCACTACGTGACATTTCCTTATGACAAATGGAGCTTTGCAGACGCGCGAAACGTAGCAGCAACGGCTGCGAGTGGTGAATGGATTTTGTCGCTCGATACAGACGAAATATTAGCCGAAAGCCAAGCGATTGAACTCGAAAATCTGTGTAGAAATTCGCCTAAAAATGTTGGTGCTTATTCGGTTGTAATTTACTCTCAAGTGTGTGATAATAGTACGTTTGAAGCTGTACCCGTAACGCGGTTATATCGCAATGACGAGCGGTTAAAATATCAATGTGCAGTTCACGAAACAGTAATGTTTTCGATGCAAGAAACGGAGCTTATTTACGCTGAAAGTAATGTATCATTATTCCATAGCGGGTACGCTCAAAGTGCAGATGTTTTAATTAGTAAATTAGAGCGAAATCTGAACCTTATTAGTGCGGAGTTTGCACGCTACAAACATTCACACATTAAAGAGTATATGCGAGTACATTTATTTAATACAGTTTTTGAACTTCAGAGGTTCTACGATGAAAGAGAAAAAGAACGAAGTGCAGGACTTACCGACGCAGACAGAGCCGCCGATTATCTATCACACATCGCCGCTCGAATTGCCGCGTGAGAAGCCCGCGAAAATCGACGAAAAAAACATTGTTTATCACGTTTCTAAGTAAAGGAAAATATTATGGCAAATTCATATGCAGGCGGTAAAAATCGTTGTGATTTTTTCGCCGCAAATTCAGTAGATACGGGGTTGGTGAAGGTCACAGCAACTACAATGGTACCGACCAACACAGCAACAACAACATGCGCGGATGCTTTCTTAAAAGCAAACCAAAATTTTAGCGCAACGGTTACGCCTGTCCGCTTAAATAAAGGCGTGGAAATCTCTCTTGACCAAGACAAGTACAGCCAAAGCGTGTTAAATGCTTGTGACGTGTACGTACAAGGTGATAGTGAGACAATCGAATACTACAACGATTCGACAGAAGCCCCCGCAATCCAAACAAGCGGCACTACGGTGAACGAGGCGGTTGCAATTCATTACTATGGTCTTGACCCTGACGATACGACCAAGATGCTTTGTTTGGCTGTTTATGGCAACTTCAAAGAAGGTTCAGGCGCGATAGTACAGAAAAAAGGTGAACGTATCAAACCAAAAATCGACTTTGTATCGAAGAAAACGCCCGCCGCTATGGTTATTCCTGCCACGGCATTCGATTCCACGCTGGTAACAGGTGCAGAGACTACAATTCCGTTAGGTTCGGAGTTCAAACGATTCACATTGACCGCGGCTTAATAATAGGGAGGGTTCGCCCTCCCTTAATTTTATTTAGGAGATTGCATGAAAACTAAAACAAAAGAATTTACATTGGTAATTGATAACGAGCGCGTGGCGGTTAAGTGGAAAACTGCACACGGCGGGCTTGTGAGCGCGGCAAGTATGGCGGTAGTGGTGAAAGCTCAAAATGCTATCAAAAAGGCGCGTGGGCTTGATGATATACTCACAGCAATAACGCCGTACATCACTACTGAAACTACCGAAAGC